TTATAGTTGATTTAATACAACTATTCTTTCAGTATCAGTATATTCATTAATTTGGGTTAATACTTTATCAATGATGTCTAAATTGCAACTACCATCACTATTCATAGGTGTAGGCAAACATATAAATACTATTTTACACCTTTCAATAGTTTCTTCAAAAGTTGAATTACTTAATTTAGCCATTAAATCATAAGTAAAAACTTTATAATACTTATTTAATTTTTGGTAAATGGCATTACCAACAAAACCCTGTCCTATTATTCCTATATTCATAATTTAATTTTTAGTTTTCCAAAAGCTATATATTCCTTTCTCAATTTCATAATTATCCCACACAAATCTATCTCTCATTGGTTGTGTTTGAGCCCACTCCCACATTTTAGTTAATCCTTCTTTTAAATCGGTTTTATGTTCAAACCCTAATATATCAATTGATTTTTGAAATGTTGGTACGGCATGTTTAACTTCATGTCTACCTTCTAAATATTCTACTCCACCCTTACCAACTATTTCTTGTAACACATTAGCACATTCATTAATACTGTATTCATGTATGCCACCTAAATTAATAATTTGTTTTGATGCTTTAGGTTCAAAATGAGCGTTCCATAGTGGTTCTATTGAATCATCTATATAACTAAATGCTCTAGTTTGTTCACCATCTCCAAATACTGAAATTGGCTTATCATTAAGTAAGTAATACATCCAAATACCAAGTACATTTCTATATTTGTCCCAAATATTTTGTTTAGATCCATATACATTATGAGGTCTAATAATAGTATAATCTAATCCATGTTGTTCGTTTGCGATTTCAATATCCATCTCACATGCCATTTTTGCAATACCATAAGGATCAATTGGATTACGTCTCATATCTTCATGAAATATACCACCTTCTCCATGACCATAAACAGCCATTGTAGACGTAAATACCAATCTTTTAACGTCGTTCTTTATGCACTCATTAACTATGCGGGCCGTAGCTTTTAAATTGTTATCATAGTTGTAAGAACGTATAAAAGGCGATAATCCTTCGGCAGCATATGCAGCAAAATGATATACATAATCAATTTTATGTGCTTCAAATATATTTTCAATTGGATGGTTTACTAAATCCATTTGCCAAAATTTAACATCTGAATGTACGTTTTCTTTATAACCACCACTTAAATCGTCTACACCTATTACAGTATATCCTGGTTTGTTTTCTATTATCCAATCTGCTAATCTGCTTCCTAATAAGCCAGCAACTCCTGTTATTAATATATTTTTATTCATATTTTATTCCTTTGATTGTTTGTTTATTTTTAGGGATATGTACTCAAAAGGTGGTAATTTACGTTTTATAATTGTAAATCCATTATTATGTTCGTATCTTTTCTGTAACTCCCACGTATCTGAATTTTCAATAAGGAATTCTGTGACAGCGTCCCATAAACCTTTGTTTTCGGTTAATTTACCTGCCCATTTATGGTCAGATGCATTTGTTTCAGCGTGGTGTGCAAAAAGGGTTGTATCGTGGAAACAAATATATTTTCTTGCCTTATTAGCATGTCTTCTTAATTCTTCCTTTAATTGGTCATAAACATGCCAAGTATCAATAAATAATAAGTCAGTTTCTTCAATTTCAATTTTACATACATCTGCTTCTACAAACTTAAATTTGATACCATAAGCTTCTGCTGTGTCTGCTACATCTTTAATAGGGTCATTATTTTCCCCTAACCAATATTTAGGGTTATAAAGGTCATAGGAAATTAATCCATCTTTAGGTGCCCCTGCTAACCAAGCCCAAGTTGAAACTACTGTTCTAACCCCCATTTCAGTTATATGGTCACATTCTTGTGCTAATTGTACAATAACAGGGATATGTTGGTTAATATCGGATGGTACTTTGTGGATTTGGTTTACTTTTTGTTCTAAATCTTGTATCATAATTTTTAATTGAATTTAATTCCTTTAATTGTTTGTTTATTTTTAGGATTATGTGATAAATTTTTAAATAGTTGTGGTGATATTCCCCATTTATAGTAAAATAATTCAGCAGCAGGTCTTTCGGTTGCTTTAAACATTTTACCTTCTTTACCATTTTTAGTAGCAGTACTACCAAAATGATATAAATGTGCTTCATGTGTTCTTTTAAAAACTATCCCATTTAAATCTAATTTTAAAAAGAAATCCCAATCACATATAAAAGGTGATTTATACATTGTATCAAACCCTCCTACTATCATATAATCTTTCTTATACATAGCAAACGGAAATATACCTCCATCATCTGTTAGCTCATTCGATTTAGTAAACATTTCATGATCAAGAAATAATTTATATTCAAATGTATCAGGTGTACGACCAAAATCTTTAACTGGGAAGTTAAATATTCCTGGACCATCTGGTTCAATTTGATTTAATGTTAATACTTCTCCTGGCTGTACCTTAGATGCTACTATATCCCATTTAGTACAAAACACATTATCATCGTTTACAATAAGTATTTTTTCATTGGTGGCATTCATAACAGCTAAATTAAGTGCTGTTTGCATACCTTGGTTAGCGCCTAAATCCAATATTTTTATTTTATCTTTATACTTTTCTAATACATCATTACTTTCTTCAATAAAACCATCTACAGCAACAATAATTTCATTATCATTCCATTGTTGTTTAATAGCTGATCGTAGACATAGGTCTAAATATTCAGGGTTTCTATATGTTGGTATAATTAAACTTATCATATTTTATTCCAATCGGTTAAAGGTGTCAACCAGGCAGCTTCACAATGTGTTGAATAACCAGGAATTGAACTCATAACACCCACTTGTTTACTTTTAATTAATTCCATAAAAAAACCATATGAATCCGTTATTTTATTTTGAGCATATTTATTTAATAAATCTATATCTAATTTTAATCTTTCACAGGTAGCAGCAAAGGTCATAACAGTACTATTTGTTAATTTCCAATGTACGGAATCTGTTTTAAGTACCCTAGTAACTTCACCCCTTTGTTGGATATGAGGGTTACCACCTTGGGTAGCATCAATGTATTTATCTGGATGGTCATATAGTGTAACATATGAATTGGGGTGTGATGATAACCCTTCTTTAATTAGTTTAAGTGAATCAGGTTTGTGTAAGAAATCATCTTCTAAGAGATAAATAATATCATCATCCTTATTTTCACCTAAAGCTAAATTTAAAGCATCTAAAAATGTTTTTGAACCTGTACCATTTTGTACTTCAACTAGTTTTAAATTTAAATCCTTAACAAAGTTTTTAGTTTCATCATTTAAGGTATCTCCTATTATAGTTATATTTTCAACTCCAAATTCTTTTATACAATTTTCTAAACAATGTTGTTTAGTAGCGTTTGGTATTTTTTTCTTAGACATACCTGCTTGAAAGTTAGATAGTCTATAATAGACATTAACTTTTCGATCTGTTAATTCATCAAATAATCCCATATTATTATATTTTATTAAAGTTTAATACTAAATCCTTTTCAGTAAACACATATTTAACATTTCTAACTATATTACCTTTAGGTGAATCATAAGGGCAAAGCACTATAGATTCTGTTGTTCTTGCAACTGCATCACTTACACCTGCTTGGTAACTAAGATTAAATTCTGCTCTTGCTTTTATACATAATTGTTCTCTAATTGTTAACCCCATTTTTGCAAAATTATATCTTACAGGAAATAATTCATCCCATTCTGTACCTTCTAGATCAAAATCACTATAGTAATATACGGGAGTATCTTTAAATTTCCTAGCTTCTTTTAATAGTCTTTCATCTTTCCATCTACCTTTTAATTTCTCTATACGTGATGAAAATAATAAACACCCATATTTTTTATCCCCAACTATGTATTTAGCTGTATCAACCTCTTCTTGAGTAAAGTATAATGAAGGTCTAGAGTCTATTGTATTTAAATCATCTATACTAAACCCAAATCTAAGTAATACTTGTTCTACAATTGGAAAATTAGAATCGGGGGCAAACCAACATCTATCATGGTCAGTAAATATCTGTTTTATTTCTCCGGGATCAAATAGATAATCTATGTGAGGATTATTTTTTAATATAATATCAAAATTATCTAAAGCATTATGATTTTTAGAATAATTCCACTTTTGTATTATTGGTCCTAACTGTTCAATAAACCACCTTCGAGAGGGAAATGCAATTTTTATTTTAGGGTATTTTTTCTTTAATGCCTCAGGAAGTCCACTTATTATAGCCCAATCTCCAATCGAAAAATCCATTCTAGTAAAACAAAACCAACCATCATAATCCTCAGGTAAAGTATTAAGCATACCCTCTTTAATAAATGAATATGGCCACCCTAAATGGTCTGTCTCTAGTTGTTCTAGCTTATCGTTTTCTATTATAAATTGTTTCATTAGTAATCGTAGTTAAATCGTTTTATATCTTCTTTATATATTTTACCTACCATGTTAATCATATCATCATCGTACATATTTTTATAGTGTACTTCATTGGCTGTTACATTTTTAGCATATGAGTTATAATTAAAAACTATATTAGCATCTTTTGCAACTTGTGCAAGATGCAACATAACTTTATCCATTTCTTCAAATTTACCTATATAATCAACTATATTTTCTTTAGTTTTAAAATCTATAACATAAGGATATTGATACGCTGTATAAGGCATATTTACAAAAACATTATAGCCTAATACTGGAGAATATTTTTCTATTAATTTACCATTGAATGGGTTTTTATTTCTTGAATTATATATTATTTCAACATATTTTTTAAATGAAGGGGCAACTTTATTATTATCAAGTTTGCCTCTTAAGGCCCCAACATTTTTTTTATGTAGATTTCTTATGAATTCATCAGATACTGGGGTTTGTGGGTTATAAATTTGGGTGGGTATGAAAGCCTCGATCATAGCAGGTGAAGAGGTGTGAGTGTTTATATCTCTACCTCCCCATTTAGTATACTTATACCCTGACCATAAAATATCCCATGGGTTTCTAACTACTGCAAATTTATAATAGTTATCCCACTCTTCTTTATTTCCAGAGTCATTAAAATGTTCTTGTAATCTCCACGCTTTACCATGACCAAAATTATTATAATGTTCATTATCACCATAAACATAGTTTTTAATAGACATACCACCGGTTTTTGGGATATGGATATGGAATAAATCGATATTATGTTTATTCTGTGAGGATGATCTTACTAAAGGGATTTCCTTTAAATGAGCAAAATAATCTTCTTTATTATCAAAGTTAATAGGTAAATCTTCCATACTTCCAATTTCTGATGCAATTTACTATATAATTTCTTTCTTCATCAGTAACCCACCAACCAACGGGGATTGATACTATGTTACCGATTGTTTTATCTAAGTTTGGTAGTTCTGATTTAAATTCAGCCATACAACTATGTTTATCATTTCTCTCGTGTACTTGGGATACTGTAATATTACATTCTTTCATATGTTTATAAAATGAAGGTCTATCATCTACTAACATTGTGTAAATCCAAAATGCGGATTCAAATCCATCTTCTCTTTTTAGTAACGTAACTCCCTTTACATCTTTTAGATTTTCATCATAATAAGCGGCATTTGATTTATGTTTAGAAATGATTGTATCTACGGATTTAAAATTTTCCATTCCAATAGCGGCACATAAATCATTCATATGGAATTTAAAACCCCATTCTTCAATATCTGCTTCGCATCTAAAATCAGTTCTGCCTTTTGGGCTTCTATCTATACCATACCATCTAAGTAATTTAGCTCTTTCATACAATTCATCGTGTGGGCAATATAATATACCACCATCTACCGCTGTAATATGTTTAATTGCTTGTAATGAGTTCATCACAAAATTTCCATGGTTACCTAAATACTTACCTTTATATTTTGTACCAATTGAATGTGCACCATCTTCTATAAGAGCGGGAGCCCATCCATGTTCTTTTTTAAATTCAACTCTAATATCTGTGATTTTGTCTAAATCTAATGGATATCCACCCCAATGAACTCCTATAATAGCTTTCGTTTTTGGAGTCATCTTTCTTTTTAAATCTTCCAAATCCATATTAAGAGTTGTTGGGTCTATATCTACCCATTTAATTTTTAACCCATTTGCTACAATTGGCCAATTAGATGCAGTACAAGTTAAAGCAGTTGCTAAAACTTCATCTCCTTCTTGAATACCAGGCCAATTATGAGATATAAATGCAATACCTTGGAATACATCTTCCATCCAATTTTCCTTAGGTTTTTTTAAAAGGTGTAATGCTAAATGTAATGCTGATGTTCCAGCATTTGTAGTTACTACTTTTTTATTACCAAAATAATCTCCAAGTTGTTTTTCAAACTCATCTACTTTTGGTCCTTGTCCTATGTAACCACTATCTAATACCTCACACGCTGCATCTTTTGCTGATGGATTCATATAAACTTTAAATAATGGAATTGATTGTTCTGGTTTGTTCATATTATTTATAAAGTATTATAGTATTCGTTTTGTTTAACTTGCCTATCTATTGCTTTTGGGTGATACAAAGCTAATTCTTCCATTGGGGGTATGGCTGCAAAGGTTTTATGCCCTTCTAATACTTCATGTACCTTGTTTACCCATTTAATTTCGGGTTTGTTTTTCCAAATACGCCATTGATGATCAGGCCAATTAACCCACTTTTTTTCATTTAATCTCCAACCCCATTGTTTAATGTAAATATCATTTAACCCCTGTACTGTATTTACTCTAGGTACTAAAAAAACTTCATTATCTGGATTGCCTTCTATTATACCTGGTAAATGTGATAATAATGTTTCATGTGGGTATTCGTCGGCATCAATTTGAAAAATATAATCTCCATTACATAACTTTGTTAACTTATTCTTCCAATCAGCAAAATGATTTTTAAATGTAGCTGAATGTACAGTACAATTTTCTTCATCATTTAGTTCTTGTAAACGAGACCATACTTCTGGTGTGCCACCTTTTTTATCAAATAAAACTATAATTTCATCTGATTTACGTCTTCGTTTTAATAATAAATTAAGTAATTTAGTTATCTCATCTAATTCATTACAAACGGTTATTGCATAACTTATCTTCATATCTATTCTGGTAATATTCCAATATACGAAAGAGCATCTATATAGTCACGTTCTTTAAAGTATTGTATAGTAGTCATATCAGCTCTATGTGTTTGACCTTTATATTTCTCTCTATCTTCTTCAGGAACATCGACTGATTTTACAGCTCCCCATGCCCAATTATCTTTATCTGGTCCTGAAGCGAATAGCATTCCCTGTTCAGGTAAATTTATTGTATTAGGAAGCCAAATAAGATTAGTTTTTGGGTCAGTCCAAGCTAAATCCTTATACAATTCAGGTAAAGCTTCTATTTGTTCCTTATAAAAATCTGATCCTTTCTTCATAAGAGTATTAGTCCAAAAACCACAAGACAAGCTCATGTAATTGGTTATGTCGCCATTAACTTCTATTCTATAACATAAATCCCCACCTGATTTAGGGCAATCTACTATTTCATCGTATTTCATATTATTTTATTTTAGGTAGTTGTACGTCAGTGTTAAATTTAATATCTGTAGGCATAGTTAAATTCATTTCTTTAGCAAATTCTGGTATGTTTTTATCTAAAATATTACCTACTAATTCCTTCATGTGACTATAACTAAAGTTAGTTTTAACATAATGCCCTTGTTGTTTAGCTTTAACTATTAATGTTTTGTATTTTTCAAATGAATTTTTAAATACTCTATTTATTTGGTGTACATCAGGAGCAAACCATGAAGTTTGAGGTAATAAAAATTTATTAGCTGCACTTTTATGGACAGGTTCTAATTTTCCTGGGATTAAAACTGTATAATCAGGATTTAAAAAATCTAATTGTCCTGACCAATTTGAAGCTATGATTGGTTTTTTAGATAAACCGAATTCCAATAGGGGTCTACCAAAACCTTCCCCTTTAGTAAAACTAACCATTGCCTTTACTTTAGGATGATTATATAATTCATTTATCTCAGAATTATTAAAATCCCCATTTAATAAATAAACGTTAGGTAAGCTATTAGCATTTTTAATTTTGTTTCTTATTGCTTTTATTTTACCTAATATATTATCTGTACTTATATAATTTTCTACACCTTCAGATGTTTTTAAGATTAAAGCAGGAGGATTTTTCTTATTTTTAAATGTTTCCAGAAATATACTTATAGTTTGACCTATATTTTTTCTATCATGACCCATGTCTCCGGCCATCCACATACCAACAAATAAATAACAAAATGATTCCTTAATCTCACTTAAATCTAACTTTACTTCATTAGGAGGTAAATATTTGTAAACATCTAAATCAGCACCCTCAAATACAACGTGTATTGGTTTAGTTGATTTTATTTGTCCTATTACTTGTTTAGTATTATTATCTCTTTTATCAAAGGTAACATTTTCAAATACCGATTTACTATGTTGGGAAGAAACCCAATTCATATTCATTTTATTTAACCCCTCAACCCATGAACCATCACAACCTGTACTTTCAATACCCGCGGTACAACCAATGTTATATTTTCCTATAGGTTGAAATTCACTTGGAATAGTAATCTGCATCCAAATATCAGCTTGTACACCCTTAGGTATACCCGGTACTGATAGTTTGTTCAAAAAATCAAATTCAGGATGGTCATTACAGAACCCTGATGTGCAATCTCCCCATCTTTGACTTAATAACTTAACATCATATTTGTCTAATTCTACAATTGATTTAATAATGTCTCTTGCTCTTGCTCCATAACCACTATAAGTGTTAAAGGGTGAACTTATATAAAAACTTGGTTTACTCATTAGTATATTAATTTATGGTTTAAAAATTTACCTTTGTATTCATTAGTATTAACGATAGTGTGTTTTGTTCTTGGTTTCCAAGTACTAAATAGTCCTTCTATAGAATCCATAAACCTGCTAGCTTGATGTTTGTGTGTAAACCCAGCTTCATCACTAATCGCCCATTTTCGTCCTTCATAACCTCTCCTTTGTCTTTCTTTAGGATCCATATTATAAAGTTCTATTAATCTTTCTGTTGCATCTTCCCAAGCACATCTATCATCATAGATATAAGGTGTTGGAGGAGATCCTTGCATTGATCTACTTGTTGGATAAACTGGGAATGCCCATTCACCATGCTCTTTGTAAGTACCTCTATGGTTAGATGGTACGTCACTATTTGGGGTAAACCATTCTCCTTTACCATCAACAAACCTCATTTGATCTTGCATTCCTCCCGTTACATTAGCTATAATGGGTGTACCTGTTAATATTGCTTCTGTAAGTGTTAAACCCCAACCTTCATTTGAAGTTAGTAATATTTGGGCATCAGCTATGTTGTATAAGTAATTTAATTCTTCAGGTGGTAACTTAGCTGTAGAAAATATAATACACTCTTTATATTTTTCATCAAATAATAACTCTGTAACCTTTACTAAATCGGTACCATGATCTGATGAAGGTTCAGTATGTAGAATCATCCTACATTTTTTAGCCTTTTCTAATGGTAAAGAATCTAATAACCCTCTAAAAGCTAACATACTATCTGGGATTTGTTTTCTTCTAATGTTCCTTGAATTGAAGAACAAGGTAAAATCAATATCATCACTACCCTGTACTTTTTTCTTAAAGTCTAAGAATTTAGGATAGGATTTATCTAATTCTAATATTGGTCTATAAATATCTGAGTTTAGCCCGTGAGGTACATAATTACAAATTCTATCTTCTATATCATCACCTAATACGGTTTTATTAATAAAAACAGTTTGTTTAGAAATACCCATCAATAAATCACATGATTGGTAAAACGGTTTGTTATATAAGGGAGCAGGTAAATCATCCCAAATATTTAAATAAGTGATTGGAATTTTCTTTCTAATCTCTCGTTCCATTTTAAATATATGGTGGAAATACCTTGGATCAGTAATTAATAATATTGCATCTGGTTTTTCTCGCGCTACTACTTGTCTAAAAAGATTACTATCTCCATAACCATTTACAGGATATAACATACAAGATGCATCATCAATTCCAGCGAATTTACTTACATCTACACTTATATCTAGTACCTTACCCTCTTCTGGGTGTTTAATAGAACCTGCAATTTGAACCCAATTATAACGATGAGCTGTATGTATTACAATTTCTTTACCTACTGTTGCAACTCCAGAATGTACTCTAATGTCATCTGTCACTAATAGTATTTTCTTCCTTTTATCCTTAGGAAGATATTCAAAACTTTTATTCATCATTAAATTTTCTTTTATAGTTCTATATTTGTTTGACTTGTAATTTGTTTTCTAAAATCTTCGTTTGTAAGATATAGATAAATGGATCTGTCGGATAATTTTTGAAATGAGAATTTTCTTTTTACACACTCAATTTTAAAATTTTCAAATAGATCTGCTTGAACTTTAACACTCGTTAGTGTCATTTTGTTTGGATTTGCCATAATTTATTTTTTAATAACGTTATATTTGTCTATACGTATATGAATATTCCCCAATCTACAAAAAGTCTAAACCCGCTCCACATAATTCTTTTTCTGTTTTATAAGGGCAGAAATTACACGTCCATTTTGAAGGGGTTTTGGGGTAAATAACATCTTTAATGTCACCATTAGAGTTAAAACATTCATGTATAAAATCTTCAATTGCGTTTTTTGCTCTACCTAATTTAATCTTTCCACTTGGAGGGGTAAACTGTTGTACCCTATATGCTTGGTATGGTGATAAAATATTTTCATCATCTGCGTCTAATACTTTTCGTTTAACTATAAAAAACTCAATTTCTATTTTATCTAATGGTATTCCATATTGCTCGGAAAAATACTGTTTGTATAATAGCAATTGATACTGTTTATCTTCATCCTTTTTAGCGTAATCATTCCACCCTTTAGTACTGGTCTTTATGTCGATTATCTTGAATGTCTCTGTTGCTTCATGGTACGTGACGACATCTAGATACCCCATGTATAATACGTTATTATACATTTTATTTGGCGCTATTACTAGCGGTACTTCACAACCTACTAAATATGTACCCTTTTTACTAAAATATCTGCTACGTTTTTTCTTAAACCATTCTAATATAGCGATACCATCTTCAAAAAACTCCCTCATTTCAACAGCATCGGAAAAGTGGTTGTTTTTATTTTGTTTATATTGTTTTTGATATTCGCCTATAAACTTTTCTTGGAATATTTCTTCCATGTTTATATCCCTATCAGCAAATGCTGCTGATTTTTCGTACATTACATCTAAATAATGTTGTATTACTTCGTGTATAGCAGTACCAAAAACAGTATGGATAGAAGACGTAAATTTCTTTATCTTATCCTTATATTGGAGTTTCCAACGATGAGGACAACCTCTAAAAATAGACATTTGGGAATAACTAATATTCTTCTGGAAGGCAAAATTGATTCCAGGAGGTGGGTTATTCTTTATCTCCTTTACAATACTCGGGATTTTTCTAGCCAAAACTTATATTTTTTTGGAAGGTAATCATTATCCTTAACAGGTAACTGGTAAAAATAATTACTTTCTTCTCTTTCGGGGAATAAATCTTTCCCTTCAGTTATTAATCTCCTGATCTTTTCAGGATCTTTAATTTCATCAGTATTAAATTCTTGGTGTGCGTAAGATTCTAATTTTTCAATAATTTTTTCGGGTGTCATAAAAAATGAAAGATGCCATCCCCCTTCTAAAATAGCAAACCATTCTGCATGTCTAATATTTGTCATTGATAACATTTCACTAAACATTGATTGGTAATGAAAAACCTTACATTTAGTTGATTTAATGGGATCATGTTTAGCATTTAGTCTGGTTGTTAGATTATAGTAATACCAATCCATACACAACCCAACCGCCCCATGAGGTACACTAGTTCTTTTAAATTCTGCTATAGTATCTGTGTCAGGTATTTCATCTAAATCTGATAAAATAATTATGTCTTTTGGTTTTAAGCTTAAATGTGATAAAGGTTTTTTAATAGCATCTCTTTGGTATTCTTCTCTAAACCAATCATGTGAACTATCCTGACCTAAAGGTAAATCATCAACTACATAATAATATATCTTGTGTAACCATTTACTAAACCTTTTTTTATTTTTTTGGAAGTTTAATTCCTTTTCTTTTCCAGAGTGTGTTTTAGTTGCTTCAACTATAATAAAAATATCTACAATTTCATCTAATTCTGTTAAACGAAATTCTAACATATCTAATTCATTATAAAAAGTAAAACAGTCTACAACTATTTTATTTTCAGATGAATAAGCATCATCCATTAAATCATCAAACTTCTTTTTAGCCATTTTATTTCTTCCATTTATCACGACCTACTAAAAGACCGATTATTCCATAATTAGCAATGTCAATAAATGTATCTTCCATACCTTCACCTTTAACAAATGATCTACCATTTACTAATAGATTTTTTAGGCGTGAAATTTTATCTGTAAGTCTAATGCATAACCCAGTTAATGAGAATTTTTTATCTTCCTTATTGGTTAAATCACCACCTAAAGCAATGTTATTTAAACCATAATCCATGTGTTTACGAGCAAACATTTCATACATTTCATCTTGTATAACTTGGAACTCGTTTGATAACTCTGGGTATTCCTCCTCAAAAATAGTTATGATTTGATTTGTTTCATCATCTATAAAATCTTGTATTTTCTTTTTTGGAACTTTTAAGCCCCCCTTAGCATTCATAATTTCTCTATCGCTCATTTTTTTATTTTTTGGAGATGAAATTGTTGTATTGTTGGTTTCTGACCATTTACTTACTGAACTACCCATTGATCTGTTGTTCTAATGAAAAATACTTTTCAATTGCTACTAATCTATCATCAGCATCAACTAACATAATAAGTGCTTCTTCAGCATTTTTATAAAAGTCTCCTGTTGAATGATCTCCAATTCCTACTGCTTTATCACCTAATAATTCAAGTGATAATAACGCTTTTGCTTTATCTGCTAGTGCAGATGTACGTAACATTTCTATTAATCTTGTGTTCATTTTGATATTGTTTTAATTTCTTTTTTATCTAACCCTATTGACGTCAATATACGACCTATTTCGTCGGTATCCAAAAATTCTAGGTATTCTCTTGTTTCTTTTGTCGAACATTCCCAATATGATGATAAATGTTCTACTAAATCTTTATTTCGTTGTTTTACTTTAGATTTAATATATTTGCTCCATTTATTATTTTTAGGAATAAATTCTCTATAAACAGAGTATATTTCCTTTTTATTTTGTGGGTTAATCTTTTGGACAAAATTTACTATGTCTAAAAAATCAGGATTCATTGATAAAAATCTATGTACCATGTAGCTATTCCATAACTCCCAATCTTTATTAGAAAAGGAGTTTGGATCTGCTTTTGTAGAGTTGATTTGCTTTAACCAATCCCAAACATTCTTCATTAAGCTCCTTGTATACCTGTTAATAATATACTTTCTTCAGCTAATTCTTCTCTTAGTTCTAATGGGATACCATCAGCTACAATTTTTTTAGTATAAGGATCAATAAATACTGGTATTGGCATTACTGCATCACTATCAGTACCTGTGATAAATTTACTAATTTTTCTTAAAATTACTGCTGATTCAAATACATTTTTACCTTCTGAGTTTAGTAGGCCTTCTGTAGTTGTTAAGTCAACATTCATTTGAGGTGCTTGACCACCTGGATTTCCTTGATTTTTCATTTTTTTCTCGTTTTTTATTAATTTCAATTTATTTATTATTTATTATATTCTGGATTAAACTCATTATGTTAATTTCTTTATCTATCCTAAAATTGGATTGGTATAAATGGTCATTTACTAAAATAGCTACAGTACCTTCTTTACCTGGTATGTATTTTGAGGCGTTTTCATATAAAAATCTAAATAATTCATCAAAATCATCTACATTTGCATCCGCTATAATTTGTCTGATTGTAGTGAATGATGGTTTAGGTGTTTTTAATTCTCCCATTATAGAGGTCATATAGCTAGTACTAACAAGCAAAGAATCATCTAGTTTTAATTTGTTCTTAATAGTGCTTGCTTGAATGGTGTTAAGCATTTTACGTAAGTCCGGATAGAACTTATTTACTATTTTACTGATTGATGTAGGTTCATAACTTATGCTTTCCTTATCACAAATACTAGCTAAATGTACTGCTACCTCTTTTTTAGTAGGTGGAACAACTTTAATTGTTTGGCACCTTGATTGTAATGGGTCAATAATACGTTCTACAAAATTACAAGTTAAAATAAAACGTGTTGTTACTGAAAATGTTTCTATAATGTTTCTAAGTGATGCTTGTGCATTGATAGTTAGAAAATCAGCTTCATCTAAAATCACAACTTTAAGTGGTTTAAATGATGCTACCATTGCAAAACTAGTAACTTTATCTCTAATAGTTTCTATACCACGCTCATCTGATGCGTTAATATAAATGTGGTCACAATCTAAATTATTTATTATTATTTTAGATAGTGTTGTTTTTCCTGTGCCTGCAGGACCATAAAATAAATAATTTTGAATATCATTTTGGGCTAATTGCTTAGCAATAGATGCTTTCAATTGTTCATTACCTACATAAGTATCTAAACTAGTAGGTCTGTGTTTTTCATTAAGTAAACTATTTTTTCTAGTACTCTCCATACAATGAAAATTTCTGTTCTTCTTTAGGTTTAACTTTTTCTTCTTTTGTAGATATAGCGTATAATTCACTTTTAAGGGGAGCAAGTCTATACTCTCCTTTAAAACCCGTTTTTACCATATATGCTTCTAAAGCATTTGTTAATGTAGGGTGAGTTGGACCATCAGGTTCATTAGCAATTAATCTCCATTTATCTCCTGGTGGTACTCTACGTGCAATTAAGATGTTATCTTCTGTTATTTTTGTTGTTGTCATAGCGGTAATATACGAAAAATAAATGGGGGAACCAAAAATTCCCCCAATTACTTTATTTAGATTCTGCTACAGATGCTTTCTTGTAATCTGTAATTACTCTCTTAATTGCTTGTGCTGCCTTTCTAGCTCGTCCCTGACTTGCTTTTGTGGTTCCTACATGCTCTTCTGCTAAAATATTGAAGTTCTCTTCAATAATCTCAAAAATTTCTTGTTTACTCATTTTTTTTGTTTTTTTTATTATTAATTATTAAAATCCTTGGTTTACTGCAGGTACATTACCTGCATTGTGTCCTGATTCTTTGAATTCATCTGAATCTTTATCATCTGTTATAGTACATTCTGTTAATAGAATTGAACCCGCTACTGATGCAGCGTTTTGTAATGCCGATCTAGTTACTTTAGTTGGATCGATAATACCTGCTTTTTTAAAGTCAATTACTTTACCTGAATTAACATCAACTCCATTCCAATTGTTGTCTCCATTTTCAACCAATTGATATTTCCCTAATAACTGAGCGTCAGTTTGAGAATAACCTGCATTAATTAAAATCTGTTCAAATGGTTTACCACAAGCGTTATAAACAATCTTAGATCCAATGTTACAATTATTTATACTTTCTCTAGCATATAATAAAGCAGCTCCTCCTCCAGGTACAATTCCTTCTTCAATCGCAGCTTTAGTTGCGTGTAAAGAATCATCAATTCTATCTTTTTTCTCTTGCATCTCAGTTTCTGTAAATCCACCAACGTGAATTATAGCTACACCACCGGTAAATTTAGAAAGTCTATTTTGTAATTGTTCTACTCCATAAGGTGTTGATTCTTTATCTATTTGAGCTTGTAATTCATCAATTCTCTTTTCAATAGCTTCAACTTCTCCTTTACCATCAACAATTGTAGTTTGTTCTTTTTCAACAGTTACTACTCTTGCTTCTCCAAACCATTCCCAACTAAATTTATCAAGTTTCATTCCTTTTTCTTTACTAAAAACTTGACCTCCTGTTGTAATAGCAATGTCTTCTAATACTAATTTTCTTTTATCTCCAAATTCTGGTGATTTAACAGCACATACTGCTAAAGTACCTCTCATTTTATTTACGATTAAAGTAGCTAATGCTTCATTATCAACATCGTCTGCTATAATTAATAAAGATCTCCCTTGACTACCTACTGCTTCTAAAATTGGTAATAATTCTTTTACTGAATTTAATTTTCCATCTATCATTAATATAGCTGGATTTTCTAATACTGATGTCATTGTATTATTATCAGTAACAAAATAAGGTGATTTATAACCTCTATCAAATTGCATTCCCTCAACAGTTTCAATATAAGTATCTCCTGTTTTAGATGATTCAATATGTACTACACCTTTTAATCCAACTTTATCAATTGCAGTTGAAATTAACTTACCTACTTCAACATCATTGTTAGCTGATACTGTTGCGATTTGTTCTAGTTGTTCTTCGTTTGAGATATCTTCGGAAATAGTTCCAGTTAAAGTTAATAAAACTTCTTTTATAGCTGTATCAATATCTCTTTTTATTTGTACGGCATTTTCTCCTTGGTCAAGGCTTTTTAACCCATCTTTTACCATAGCTCTAGCTAATAAAGTTGATGTTGTTGTACCATCACCTGCTTTATCTGCTGTTTTAATAGCAGCCCATTTTACTAATTGTACCCCTAATTCTTGTGACGGGTCCTTTAATACAATGTTTTTAGCAACAGTTACACCATCTTTTGTACTTTGGGGAGCATCAAGAATACCTCTACCAATTACTACATTACGACCATTAGGTCCTAAAGTGGATACTACAGCATCTGCTAAAATATCTATACCTTTTACTAAGTTTGCTCTTGCGGATGAGCCAAATTCTACTTTTTTCATATTAAATATCGTTTAAATCGTTAATGTCATCTGTGGTTAAATTCTCTTTTGTGTCTTCTAATACTTCGGATACTACATCAGCCGAATCTCTTTTTACTCTAGCTAATATTTGATTTTCTGGTCCAATTAAGTACTCAGTTCCATCATATACTAACTTTGTAAAGCCTTGAGTTGGTAAAACTACAATATCCCCTACTTTTGATATTGTTGGTAAAAAACTTCCGAATTGTGTTGGTTGACCAGGGCCAACTGCTATTACTTCTCCTTTTTCGTTTAAGTCTTTACCCATATCCGGAACAATAATTCCCCCATATTTGACTTCTTCGTTTTCAATCGGTTTAACGATAACCGCGTTAAATAATGCTTCTAATTTCATTTGTGTAACTTTTAATGTTTGTTTCTATTAATTTAAATTGCTCAATAATTTGATCTAAGTTATTTGTTTCTCTATTATGTAGAGAATTATTTGCTATATACTCCAAAGCTCTACCTAGATCAGCATAATAACTTTGGGGTTTCGCATATTCTTTAATATTCCCTTTAGATCTAAAATGATCCTTATTGGGAATAACCCGTTCATTAACGGTGTAACAATTATCATCCCTTGTGATGAAATAGGGTTCTAAACGAGGATCTTCGATCTTCGTTAGACTTTTTGCTTTTCTAGCCATATAACTTTTATTATTTTATGTTACGTCAATATACGAAAGAAACATCGCTAGGACACGCTTTTCTTGGATTACCTTTATTTAATTTTGATAGATTTTGGTTTAGCATCCTCTGCTAATGGGATAAAGATTGCCAATAAACCATCAATCATTTCTGCTTCAGTTATTGATAAATCAAATTTAGGGGCTATCTTATATCTTAAATCAAAAGATTTTTTAGACAAGCCGTGATAAATATACCCTTCGAAGTCATCTCCCTTGTCTTCTGCTTTATTGTAAGTAATTTTTAAAATATCTCCTTCAATATCGAGGATAACATCTTTTTTAGTTAGCCCAGTACAGGCAACTTCAAAATGAAGTCCGCTATCATCATAGAAAATATTTAATGGATGTGGTTGTTTTGAATTTAATGCTGGTGCAAATTGATCTTCAGCATTGAAGTGGTTCCTGAATAGGATGTCAAAAGGACTTGGTGGCCTTTCTAGTAATTGTAATGTACTCATATCATTTAGTTTTTGTGAGGCCGAAGCTCTCGGTTAATTTATTTTAAAACATAACTACGCGCCCTAGCTGCATGTTACTTTATTATACATATAATATACGAACGGAAAGTCGCCCCTCCAAGTTATTCTGCATCAAAGAAGAACATTTGCCATAGTCTTCCTGATTCTATATCGTGCCCAAAATAGTCTTGAGCGGCATGAATTGAATGTGCATCAAATATAACTAATCGGTTATAAACATTACCTGCTACATCACAATTTTCATATGGATGTGGATCTACAAATGTATGTTGGTTAAAAGCACTATCAATAGTAAATACACTACCATCTTTTTGTACTATTTGATCATGGCTGTGTCTAACTTTTGTTTCTTTATGTTGCATTAACCTTGTTCCTGCTGCTACAGGTGCGTTTGGGGTTAGATAAACCATACCAGCCCATAATTGTTTGTCACAATGATACACTAAAGAAGTACCAGCGATAGCTGATTGGAATCTACCATTCATACCATAATCTTCCCACATTTCTTTACCTGTGATTTTTAAACCCATTATCCTTTCAAACTCTTCCTTTACTCCATCAAAGAAATGTTGTTTTCTAGTACGCATACCTAAATAGCCGGGATCATCAAAATAATATTGTTTTAGAGCAAATTCTCTAACAGCATCAGGATCTTCATAGAAGTTATCTACAATCCATAATCTTGTATTAGGTTGTGAATTTACTTTAAATTCATTTGAATGTATTTGTCCGTAAGGACTATCTGGGTTGCTATCAATCTTTTTAATTTCACTCATAATTTTGTTTTATTCGTTTCTGGCTATATAATAAATACTGCTTGATTTTTTGTTATTTAATTCTCCATTAAATTCTATTTTCATCATGCCCTGTTTTGATAGTTTAATATTACAACTATCCATATCTTTATTACTACTTAATATGTCTTTAAATATATTAGAATCAAAAGGCATTTGAATATTATTATCTTTTATTTCACCTTGTATTTGGTAAGTAATTTTATTTGAAAAACCTTCTTTATCCCCAAATAAAAACTCAACAATAGGGCTTCCATCTAAATCATCTGTTGTTTGTATTAGCATTTGATCAACATCACTTAATGCATTTTTAGCTTTAATTAAATAACCAATATCATCTAAAGATACATCTAATTGAACCTCATAATCTTCAGGATCTTCATACCAAGTTACTTTACCCATTATTAAAGGATCGGCTAATGAATAATCCAGTGAATAGTTATTATCCGCTATATATAATTTTCTATGTAACTGATTATTTTTTTCAGTTGTAATTAATAACTCACCTGCAGTAATAGATAATAACTTACTTAGTTTGTGGGTATCAAATATCCCTAATTCACAATCTTGAAAGTTAAAATCATCTAAAAATACTTTGCAGGCTCTACCTTTAGCACCGGCATACACAGTTAAAGTGTTATCTTTAATTCTCCATTTAACTTGATTATTTAAACCATTTAAATAGTATTTTTGAATTACGGACTCTAATGAATTTTTATTTATCATAATATATAATATACAACTTTTATTTTAAATTTCAAAGGAATTTAATGAATTTATGTAAGGGTTTAAATCTAAAGACCATTCTAAATCACTAAAAAACCCTTCTAATTTATTTAGTAAAATTGACTCAAATACTTTTTTTCTATCAGCATATTGATTTAAAAATTCTTGTACTTTAGCTGGTATTTCGTGGTCAAAGAACGCTAATGCTTCTATTTTATATGGGTTTTCTTTTAAATGAATCCACTTGATTTTATCAGCATTAGTCATTAAGTTATATTTTTTATCTAACTGCCATAATCTTAATAAATCATTATATCTAATTGCGGCTTTAACTGCGGCCGGTGCTCCTAATTGCCTTTGTGCTTTACCTTCCTTCTTTTGACTTAATGGTTTTAAGATTTCGGTAAATATTTCTCCTGCTCTAGTACTTCTACCTTGATATTTATCTAATTTTTTAACTGCTGTTGGATTGCCTAACTTAGATAAAGGAATTGTTCCATCTAATATTTTTTGTTTAAATACTTTAACTTGCTCTAGAACACTTTCTTTCTGTTCCCCCTTTAAAACTTGTTGTAGTATATCATTAAAAAATTCTCCTAAAATGGGTGGAAAATTCGCTTTCATAAACTCTAAACCTTTAATGTCTAGTATTTCTTTTTCTATACCTTCTTCTTTAGTAATCCATTGTGCGTAACGTCTTGTTGCTCTAAAATAAGCTGAGCGAATAACACATTCCGTTTTCATTTCTAATCTATGAGTCTTAACATTAAATGCTTCACGTGCTAATCTATCATAATCTACATTTATTATGTCTTGGTACTTTAATGCTACTTTCTCTAGTATATTATCCTTTTCCTTGTCTTCAAATTCTTCAAAATTAGGGTACATATGAAGTAATAGGGGTTCGGCATTAAAATAGTTAGAATCTGTATCAACATAGGCACAAAGATTTAAATCATCTTTATCGCAAATCCACCATGGAGTATCTTGTAAGTGCTTCATCTATATTCTTTTACGTCTTTAAATTCTGATCCAGTAATAATATTAATATCATTTTTTAATTGGCTTCTAACTTCATTATATTGAAATATCATTAGTGATGATTTTCTAAATTCTTTATCAGATATGGTTTTGCCCCTAACCGCGTTTTCTAACTCCCATAATATACCATTTACTTTTGACAACTCCAAAAATAAAACCTTAACTTCCCTACCATTTTTTGTAAATAAATCTATTACTCCATGGTTTAGGTTTTGGAATTCCACTTCAACATTGGCTAAATTATCAGCATTTACCATATTTAGTTTTTTTATTTCTAAAATTGATATTCTATCTAATAATTCTCCGTTTGAAATCTCTATTTTCATATTAAAACGTTCTTTCCCCAGGTAATGGTGGAACTTTTACTGGTTTTTCTAATTTAGAATTAATATCTGATCTTTCTGCTACTTCTACTTTATACTTAACCCCAGCAACTTTAAAACTACCACCTTGTTTAAGCATTTTTTTAAAGAAGTTAGTTTGGACTTCATTCCATTCTTCACTTCTAGTTATTAATTCTTCTTTAGAGATAGGTTCTCCACTTAATGCGTCTAAAATTGTCTGGTTACTTCTGATGGATTGTTTTTTTAATGTCATATTTCTAGTTTAATCTCGTTACGTAATACTTTATTCATATGTCTATTAGCGCATAATGCACTTTCTTGAATAATTCTATGTCCTGATAATGTAATAGCTCTACTAATCATATATTTAGGTAAACCATATCTAAATGTAGGTAAAGCTGTAGCCCCATATAGTGAGTTAAGTAGAATTTTCATTGTATATTGCATTAAATGGTAGTGTTCCCCCTTTACTTTATTACCTGATTTATATGCCTCCTTCATTTTATTTTTGTAAATAACTCTTTCATCAAACCAAGTATTTAATACTGTAGCTAAAACCGATTCCTTGTCAGTACTAAAGAAACATCCATTAGCAGATACAGCTAAGTTGTTTTTTTCAATCATTGAAACTAATTTCTTAACATTTACATAAGTTCTTTTACCACTTGAATTTTCAACTAATAATTCATCTTCAGGGTCGCGTTCTTTTAAGTCGTTAAGGGCTAATCGATTATTACGATCATCTGCGTCTATGATATGTCCCACCAAAGTTTCTCGACCTATGTTAATAGACATAATTATACATGGATACAGCGATGTTAAATCCTCATCAAACATATACTTGTATAATCCTGCTTTAGGGCAAAATAAATAGCCACCAGCATAAGTTGAATCTAAATCTTTTTTACCAGATGGTCTATAAGGTGGGATTATATTTTGAGATAATAAATAAGCAGATATTGCTCCATCTTGAGTAACACTATTAGAATATACTTCGCTGTAATTATGTTTACCTTTATGTGAAATATTTTTAGTTAAAGCAATGTATTGAAGTTTTTCATCTAATAACTTTAAAATTTTAACATCCATAAAGTTATACTCAATAAACTTATGAATATCAGTTTCAAATAATCGATCTAAATTACCCTCATACTCAATTTTATTTACTCCTGCATACTTTTCTCCAATAGCATCTAATTTGTAACTTGGTTCATCCTTCCAGCTATATTTTTTGTGTAATCTAATATAATCTAAGGATTCAACTCCTATAATGTCTACAAATTGGTCTCTTTTAGCCCAAGCAGATATCCATTTGCCCTCTTTAGTTTTAAACCATGATTTCTTTTCAGTTTTAACTTTGCCTATAGGAGATAAATAACTAGCAAATTCTTCTCCTAATACATTACAAATTCTATAATATAAGTAAGGAATATCAAAATAATCACTATTATACCCAATTAAAATGTCAGGATTAATATCTCTAAACATTTCTATAAATTTACCTAATAATTCCTTTTCAGTTCTAACGGGTATTATTTCTTTGTTTTTATTTTCCCCTGTTTTAGTGTGAGATAATTGTTTTTTCTTATCTAGAATTAATATAGCCCAATGATCTTCGGTTTTATCCCACCAAGCTATGGAAGTAATAGGCATAGGGGCACTTTCTATATATTCTTTAGTTAATGCTCCTCCTATTTCACACTCAATATCAAAAAATAATTCTCGATGTCCTGTAGAAGGTTCATCGTTAACTCCATATCTTTCAATTAGAAACTTTTGGTGGGGTTTAATATCGTGAAAATGAAGATTATAATCACTTCTATGCCATTGGTTTGTTTTGGTTAGTTTTTCACCTTTTAAACCAACTAGCTTACCATTGGGGTCTTCTTTGTACGCAGTATTCCACCATTCAATTTCATCATATCCTCCTTCATCCCATAAGTGGATTTTGAACTTATTGTCCTTTAATTTGGTAGCATAACACTTTTTATACATTTATATAATAGTTCCTGGATTTATATTTGGTAAGCAACTTTCAATTTCCTTTATTGTAAAGAATTGGGTTAAATTGGGTCTAAAATAATTAACGTTTTTCATTACTTTTTTATCTCTTGATCTATAGACAATATACCTTCCTTCCTTAAGTTTCTCAAAATGGCAGGCCTCACCTTGTTCCTTACTTCGTAAGCTGACGGTAGCCAGGGCTTCTTCTTCAGTTGAGCAAGCTTTTGACATATTACTTGCTTGTACTTCTTGATATGCTGGCCATATCTTATTTTTAAGGCCATGTAACATAGTACCGTTCCCAACGGAAACATAAGCAATGTCGCACAAAGCATCCAAAACTTCCACGATGTTTCCTGTTTCGCAAGCTTCTTTATATTCTTCAAGTTCTTCGAGTATGAAGTCGTAAACGAACTGCCACTCTTTTTTTTCTGGTATGATTGGTTCATAATTGTTTGGTTTGCCAAATGTGGCGTTAAAAATTTCTACCTCATCGACAAACGGTACTCCGTTAACCCATACAGGTAGTTCTTCTTTTTTAAATAATTTTAATTGTTTTCCCATTATTTGTTAAATTTTAAATAGTCTTGTATTGGATCTGAATTATCCATTTCCCATGGATAAACTATCCATTCATCACCTACTATTTTAGCATATACTGCTGATTTAAAAGTAGATGTTTTTTTATGATGTAACACAGCATGATACATTCCTGGTGCTTTTGATAATGTTTTACCCGTATCATTAATATCATCAACTACTAAAGTATTTTCATAAACAACATCAGTCCAAGGTAAATCTAGCCTATGAGAAAGTATTACTGCGGGTATTAATCCTCCTCTATGTAGTCCCGTAATGGTTTCTACATTAGGTATTTCCCATTTAATCTTCTCTTCTAGAATGTCTATACATTCATCGATGTCGCTCCAACTTAAGTAGGTTTTAGATATTGTGTCCTCCATTATTTATTTTTAGTGAATCAAAAAATTCTTTTCTTGCTAGGTTTGTATTATCTTTAAATACACCTGATGCCTTAGTAGTAACCATTGCAGCACCTTGATGTTTAACTCCTCTACAGCTTACACAATTATGTGTTCCAACTATAGTTACAATAACACCTTTATTATTTTCACAAATTTTATCTACTGCATTATGAATAGCTGATGTTAATTGTTCTTGAATTGCTCCTCTTCTACCAAATAATTCTACAATTCTATTTAGTTTAGATAAACCAATTACTCTACCTTCTTCTCCTACAATATATCCAATATGAACAACACCTCCAATTGTTTGATGATGATGTGAACACATTGAAGTTAAAGGTATATTTCGTTCAATAACAATACCATCATAACCATCTGATGGAAATGATGTAATGGGTGACATTTCAGTGTATCTACCAGCCCATAAATCATTAACATAAGATTTAGCTACACGTTTAGGTGTTTCAGCTGAATTGGGATCCCTTCTCCAATCACACTTTAGTTCATCTAAAAACAATCCAAATTTATGGGCTGCTTTTTCAATCATATCCTCTTTTTGTGCTTTGTTAAATGGAAATCCGGGTGCAACACCATTTGCAAAACCCTCTTGTACTACTTCTAATTCTTGGTGAATTTTTCTACGATTGTTCATTTATATAACTTTTTAATTTATCTATTAATACTAACACTTCATCTGGGTCCATTGTTATAGCACAACAAACATTAATATTCTCTTCTATTTCCCCCAATATACGAAGGGCTTCTTGCTTATCCAAATTTAAATATTAAATTCTAACCAAGTAGTTAAAATGTATTTATCATCGGATTTAGGCATGTATCCTTTATGTATGTAAGGCCAACTTGCTGGGTGTATTATTAGTTTACCAGCTTCAGGTTTTACTTTAAAGAAATCATCCTCTCCCTCTTCTTTAAATAAAAATCCAGTTTCTCCTCCTTCTTTAACATCATTTAAATAAAGAATTAAAACAAAAAGTCTTTGCATAGTATTTTTATCTTCTTTTTCTACATGCCAAGCATTATAATGACCAGAATTTTGGTCATATTTTTGGATTTGGAGCATAGGGTAAGAACATTTACCATTTACTATAAAGTGATGATCATATAAATCACGATAAGGATATTCCTCTAAATACTTATCAGATAAAGTTTTATTAAAATTATTTATTACCATAGAGGATAAACTTGAATTACCCGTACTTACATTGTTTAAAATACAATAATCCTTAGTTTTTTTAATGTCATGGTCTACACCAGCACCACTTGTTCCTATTCGGGTATTATCTAATTCATTTTCATAGTCAAATTTGTTGATTAATAATTGACATTGTTCTTTTGTGAAAGCATTAGGGAATATTCCTATTGTATCTTTTAACTTCATATTTTATATTTTATACTTCTCTTTGATCTTCAAATGCAATTATGTGAGGTCTCCAGGTCATTCTATATCCATTATCTCTAACCCAATCAAATACTAAAGGATATGATTTAAATAATCCTTCTCTAGAATCCCCAGCGGGCATAAACCATACTTTTTCAGGTTTAACATCTAATATCGAAATACATTCCATAATTTCGGCTAATGCTTCTTGATCCTTACCATCCCATACCGGTTTAATATGGTAATCTGAATGGTATGCTATTGATTGTTTTATTGCATCATAATTAAGTCTTAACCTATTATGTGTTTTTATCATTCTTTCATCTGTAATAGCTCCTTGAGGTGTAGATACCCCAAGTACAGGTACACTATTGGAGAACTTAGGACTAATAGAAAGCAAATTAATAGGATAGTCAGTTGGTAAAAAATGGCTACCTTCAGTTTCAATAGTGATGAATATATTTTTTTCATGGGCAAAGTGGGTTAGTTCATTTACTAAAGCGGGATGCATTGTAGGAGATCCTCCGGTTAACATCATTTCTTTTATATGGGGATTATCCTCATATGCTTTAATAATATCTTTAAAGTTAAAATGTCCTTTTTCTGGATGAATACTTGTATACCAACTATCACACCATCCCCCTTCACCAAAGAAGCATCTATGAGTACAACCTGTTGTTCTAATTACTACTGTTGGGTAGCCTGCTCTGGATCCTTCTGATTGTACTGCTGTGTAGATTTCTACAATAGGTAAATTCTTATCGTAGTCTTCGATTCTCTTTAATTGTTTATGCATATGTTAATTTTTTTAAGTGGTTTTTCATTCACTATTATAACTTATTCGCTGTAGTAAGCAGCATTTTTACCATGTTCCATGAATTTAACTTTAATAACTTTAACTCTACCTTCAGTTTCGGTTGTAACAAATTCATTTAACTTATTATAAATATACTCAGCAAACTTTTCTGCTCCAGTTGCTGGTACTATTCTTACTTGAGCTACATTAGCGTCACCCATTTGTTTAAAGGCTGCTATAAAAGGATCATCTTCGGCTACTATTAAAGTATGGTCAAACATGTAATCCATCCATTCTTTTGGTGACATATCATCTATTTTAGTTTTAGCTCTTTTCATTCCACCAAAATCCCAAACCCAATTTCTATCATCTAATTCACCTTCAAAATAAACTTTAAATGAAATTCCATAACCATGAACAAACCTACAGTGAGTTGTTTCTGCTTTCCATTGACGGAATACTGTGCTAAACCCGTCAAATACTTTACTTGATTGAAATTTACCCATTGTACCAGTCTTTAATTTTTTCTATAGGAAGAGCACCTGTTAATCTACCAAGCTCATCTCCATTAGCATTTACTTTAACTAATGTTGGAATATTTCTAATACTATATCTTGTTGACAATTCCTGATCGTTGTCAACATTAATTTTTTGGTATGGTAAACCACTTTTTTCCATTATAGGTCCTAACATTTTGCAAGGCCCACACCAATCTGCACTAAAATAATAAATTTTGTTCATATTTTATTTTTAATTATTATACTAATTCTTCTCCTATACCCACTATCTCACTCAATATAAGTAAAATTGCTGCAATATCCAAGCTATACCATAAAGCCCCATAACCCAGAATGCGGATAAATGACTTAATGAATGAAACTCTTTGGTGCAATCGTGCATCGGGTAATTGTTGTTTTTTATTTTTCATGTATAAATATTTAGTTGTCTCGTCAGGTCTCGAACCTGAACTCTTCTGGACCAAAACCAGACGTGTTACCAATTACACCACGAGACAGATCCTTTAAATCGCTCGGTTACGCCTTCTGTTGTCCCAAGCGACTTTTTTACTAGCACCTAATATGCTTAATTTAGCTACTTTGTCATTAAACGAATTCCTCGTTTGATTAATCTGAGTGTTTCCGTTGTTTGATTGATTGTTTTCCATTATTTACTTTAATCTAATTGTTAAATGATAACATATAAATATATAACAATATTACCTATTAATCCCTACCAAGCTCTGCCGCTGTAGTATGTTCGTTTAATACTTTTAATACTGCGTTCATTGCTACTTCATAATCCACAGGACCAGTTTCGTCTTCATATTGTACAGGGTCTTTCCTACCCAACGCAATAAAAGCTTCAATTCGTTCAACAGACGAAGCAGATTTATAATCACTATTCCCATTAGGAAAAGGTTTATAAGAAGTATTAGTTCTAGAATAAACTTCATCGAATCCAATAAATAACTTTTTACATAATATTTGTCCATCTTTTAATATATCAAACTTATCTCCTAATAAATAGGGTGTAAAGTACCCTACTCTGTCGGCATCCCAATTTCCTTCTCTAAATGCTTTATCATCTGCATCTCTAAATTCTTGTCTACAATCAGGGTAAACAGCATGATCGCCCGCATGAATTCCTAATGCAATATCACAAGTTTCTTCTGTTCTATTTGCAACAGATAATGCTACTGCTTGTGTAATAGAAGCAAACATTTTATTTCTATTAGGAACAACTGTTTCTTTCATGTTGTCATTCTCATAATGACCTTCTGGTACATCATCTCCACCTTCAACTAGTGCTGAATCTAATAAATCTACTAGACCATCTAATTTAATTTGGCGATAATTTACTTTATGACCATTATCTGCTAGATAATCGATTAATGATTGAGCTCTATCTAGC